ATGGACGTGTTCGATGCTGTGGAGTCCCTCAAGGCTGTGCTCTTGGAGACCTTCAGCGCAGGTAACAAGATCGTTTCGTTCGACCCGCAAACCGACGCTGACGTCGAACCCATGCGGATCGCAACGGAATACGCGGACTATGTGATCCACAGGCAGAACGACAGCTACGGCACGTTCGCCTCGGTGATCCAGGACGGCCTGATGGCCCGCACGGGCATCGTCAAGGTCTTCTGGGACGAGCGGCACGAAGATCAGGAGGAGGAATTCTCCGACATCGACGTGGACGCCCTGGAGATGCTCACGGCCCAAGAGGACGTCGAGGACGTAGAGGCCACGCACGACCCGGAGACGGGCCTGTTCAGTGGCACGCTCACGCGCCGGATCGACAAGTCCCAGGTCCGCTACACTCCCATCGCCCCTGAGGAATTCCTCATCACCTCCACGGCCCCTTCGGTCGCCGAGGCCCACTTCGTGGCCCACCGGACCCGCAAGACGAAGTCCGAGTTGATCGCCATGGGCTACGACAGGGAACTGGTCTACGACATCGGCACGAATGATGACGACGAGTTGTCCATGTCCCCCGAGCGGATCGCCCGCTTCGAAGACATTGGCACTGGAGTGACGAACCTCGAAGAGGACCAGGACCAGGAGCAGACGGAGCACGTTCTCGTCACCGAAGCCTACATGCCAATCGACATGGACGGCTCGGGCGAGGCGAAGCTGTGGAAGATCACGATGGCCGGTTCGGACGTCCTGCTCGACAAGGAGCAAGTCGACCGCAAGCCGTTCATCTGCTTCACGCCGCTCCCGCTCCCCCATGCCTTCTACGGTGGCAACTACGCGGCTCGCGTCATCCCGACGCAGAACGCCCGCACGGTGCTCGTCCGCGGCATCCTGGATCACACGGTCATCACCAACAACCCCCGGCTCATGGTGGTCAAGGGTGCCGTGCAGAACCCCAAGGAACTCCTCGAGAACCGTGTGGGTGGCCTGGTCAACGTGTCGCGCCCCGATGGCATCATCCCGCTCCAACAGTCGGGTCTGAATCCCTTCGTATTCCAAACGATTCAGATGCTGGACGAGGACAAGGAAGAGGTCACAGGTGTCTCGCGGCTGTCCCAAGGGTTGAACAAGGACGCGGTGTCGAAGCAGAACTCGCAGGCAGCACTGAACGACATGGTTAGCCTGTCGCAGCAGCGCGAGAAGATCATCGCCCGCAACTTCGCGAACCACTTCGTCAAGGAACTGTACCTCGAGGTGTACCGCCTGGTTCTCCTCAACGAGAAGCAGCAGAAGGTGGTCCGCATCGCTGGCAACTTCCAAGCGGTCAACCCGCAAGAGTGGGCCGACGAAGTGACCTGCACCGTCGAACTGAAGCTCGGATACAACGAGCAGCAGCAAGAGGCGATGAAGTTCATGACGATCCACTCGACCCTCGCAGCCGACCCGGGTAACGCACGGCTCTACACCGAAGCGAACCGCTACGCAGTCTTCAAGAGCGCCCTGGAAAAGACAGGGATCAAGCAAATCAACCAGTATCTCACCGACCCGAGCAAGCTCCCGCCGCCGCAGCCTGACCAGTTCAAGGTCCAGGAAATGCAGCTTGAGGAACGCAAGGTCGCTGTTCAGGAAAGTGTTGCTCAGAACTCCGCGAAGAAGGTCGACGACCACGCCCAGATCGAAATGCTCAAGCTCCAACTGGAGAAGATGCAGCTTCAGATGGAGCAGGTCCTCAAGGGTCGCGAGGTCGACGTGAAGCAGTTCGTGGCCGAATCCAACGCCGCGCTGCACACGCAGGAGCTTCACCTCATGGAGAAGGAGATGGCTATCACTCCCCCGCAAACCCAAGCGGTACTTCGGACCTAAATGGACGAGCAAACCCTCATGCTCCAACGCGGCACTGCTGCCGAGGAGCTTCTAGCAAACGAGGCGTTCATCACATGCGTGAACGCTCTCTACAACGAGTATTTCGCGGACATCACCGGCAGTTCCCTCGAGGACACACAGAAGCGCGAGACACGCTTCTTCCAGCTTCGAGCACTGCAGGACATCTCCACCGAACTACGGAGTTGGGTCGCCCACCGCGACTCGCTCCTTTCCCCAACTGAAGAGTAAACCCCCACATGACGACCACCACCCAAACGGGCGTGGCACACGCTGCGCCGTCATTCGAAGAATTCGACGAAGCTGACGCAGCAGACCAATTTCTGTCGCGATGGAGTGAAGAGGACCCTGCCGAGCAGGCATCCGAAGACCCTGAGGACGAAGACCTGGCCGACGAGGAAGATGAACCCGTCGAGCAGGAGGAAGCCGATGAAGGCTCCGAAGAAGCAGATGACACCGATGCGGACCCTCAAGACGAGGACGACGCGGAGGCCGAAGAAGCTGACGAAGGTGACGAAGAAGAGGAAGCCAAGCCCAAGAAGGGCAAGGTCCTCGACGACGATGCCAAGGTCAAGCTCACGGTCGACGACGAAGAACTCGAGGTATCCGTCAAGGATCTGAAGCGTCTTTATGGCCAGGAAGCGGCACTGACGAAGAAGTCGCAAGCAGTCGCGGAACAGCGCAAGACCGTCGAAGAAGCAAACCAGAAGGCGGCAGCACAGCTTGATCGTCTTCACCAGAAGGCCATGGCCCGATGGGAGCCGTACTCGAAGATCGACATGCTGGTCGCGAGCAAGCAACTGGACGCGGAGTCGTTCGCGGCCCTGCGTGCTGAAGCCACCGCTGCTTACGAGGAAGTTCGTTTCATCACCCAGGAAGTTGACCAGTTCGTCGCACACACGAACGATCAACGTCAGAAGCAAATGAAGGCTGCGGCGGCTGAGTCCGTCAAGTACCTCACCGACAACGTCACCGGCTGGAATCCGAAGACCTACGAGGACGTTCGGCAGTATGCAGTCTCGAAGGGCATGCCCGAGCACATCGTCAACGGTGTGGTCGACAAGTTCGCGCTCGAGATGATGTACAAGGCCATGCAGTTCGACAAGGCCAAGGCAGTCGTGACCAAGAAGGTCAACAAGACGCCTGCCAAGGTCCTGAAGACCACCAAGACCGTGGCCACCTCGGCCAACAAGGTCGACAAGGCCGCAAAGCTCAAGCAGCGCCTGGCGCAGTCGGGATCCACCGACGACGCTGCGGATCTGTTCATGGCTCGCTGGTCGTAATCCCTCTCACAAACACACTCCATCGCTGTACCGCACGAAGCTGTACAGCACACTACTTTTCATTTTAGGAATACACAACATGAGCAACACCGCATTCAAGTCGTTTGATATGGTTGGGGTCAAGGAAGACGTTTCGGACGTGATCTCGAACATCAGCCCGACGAACACCCCGTTCCAGTCGCTGGTGAAGACCGAGTCGGTCCACAACACGCTGTTCCAGTGGCAAGAAGACTCGCTCGCAGCCGTGGGCGCGAACGCTGCCGTTGAAGGTGCAGATGCTTCGGACAGCGTGATGAACCCGACGACGATGCTGTCGAACTACACGCAGATCCTCACGAAGACGATCCGTGTGTCGAACACCGCCGACAAGATCTCGGCCTACGGTCGTGCCAAGGAAACCGCGCTGCAACTCTCGAAGAAGAGCGCAGAACTGAAGCGCGAATTCGAATACGCACTGCTCGGCGTGGCGCAGGATGCAGCGGTCGGTGGCGAAAGCACGGCCCGCAAGTTCGGCAACGTGTTCGGCAAGGGTGCCACGGGTTCGGCCATGATCGACGCGGGCAACGTGATCGACCACACGGCAACCCCGGTGGCCCTGTCGGAAAACGACGTGCTGACGGCGAACCAGAAGCTGTACGAAGGCGGCGGCGAAGCGAAGATCCTGATGATCAAGCCGGGTGACTCGCTGATCGTCGCAGGCTTCACGGCTTCGGCTGGCCGTACGCGTATGTTCGACGGCTCGGCAGACCGCAAGGTCGTGAACGTGGTCGACCTCTACGTCTCGCCGTTCGGTGAGCAGAAGGTCGTGCTGAACCGCTTCATGAAGGCCGACTCGGCGCTCCTGTTCGCTCCGGAGTACTGGAAGATCGCTGTGCTGCGCCCGTGGACGCGTATCCCGCTGGCAGTGACCGGCGATGCGAACCGCACGCAACTCATCGGCGAGTTCTCGCTGAAGCACGTCAACCAGAAGGCCTCGGCTGCAATCAAGGGCCTGACGGGTTCGAACGCAACCATCGGCCAGTAATGGCCCCCTAAGGGACCAGTAACCGCATGTGCTGCGCTCTGCTGATCCCTTAGTTCCCTTCCGGTCCCCCGTTCGCGCTTCGCCACTCGGCAAGCCTCGGGGACCCCCAAATTCCTTTATGCCCTGCTGCGTCCACTCTCGCGCAGTGGGGCCTTTTTATTCCCATGCTGAAACTCGACAACGGCGTCAACGTGTCGGTCACGTCCCACACGGACGGCCACATCATCGAGACGCATCAAAACATCCCCGACCGCTTCCTCAAGGATCTCGAGGAGAAACGCCTCACATCGCACAACGTCCGCGAGCGTGAGTACATGCACGTCGCCTCCATCCCTGTCTGCCTCGTCGACAAGTGGATGCGTGAAGGCTACGACGTCTACCAGGAACCCATCCGCAAATCCGTCGCGAAGCTCAAGCACGAAAACCTCGAGTACTTCCTCGCGACCGCCAAAGAAATCTAAGACCCCTAAATGAACCTCGCCAACATCCGTAAGAAGTTCCTCGCCATTCTGAACCGCAACGACTGTGACACGGATTTGGCGAACGACTTCATCCACATGGCCCAGACGCGTCTTGAGCGCACGCTCCGCGTCCCAGGCATGGAAAAGATGAGTCTGACCACGGGCCAGGACCCCACGGTCCCCACGGACGCCATCGTGATCCCGTCGGACTTCCTGAGTCTCAAGTACCTGTACTCGGGGAGCGTCCTCATGGTCAACAAGGACCTGGGGCACTTCCTCGGGATCCCCATGGCCCCCGCACAGGAGTCGCGGTACTACAGCCGGGTAGGGGCCTCCTACCTGATCAAGCCCACGCTGCCCGAGGGGCGGACCATCACCATGGTCTATTACGCCTCGCAGCCGCAGCTACTGGTCGACACGGACGAGAACTTCTTCTCGACGGTCGCGGCTGACCTTCTGATCTACGGTGCTCTGGGCTACGCAGGCGACTACTACGTCGATGACCGCGTACCTGCCTTCGAGAACCGCTTCACCCAACTCTACAACGACCTGGACGAGCAGGGCCGCATGACTGACATGGAACAGTCGGCACAGGCCATGTCCCCGGCATATAACACGGAGTACTGATGACCAGTCTTTTCCAAGGCTCCGGTACGACCGAGCCGAGCAACCCCTCGGGCTTCTTCAACGGCACCTCGACGCCCCCGGAAGCCTCGACGACCGACCGTCTGATCTCGACGCTCACCGACGAGGTCTCCCAGGCCACCACGGCCTCCTCGGTCGCCACGGATGCAGCCGCAGCCGCCTCGGCCTCCGCAGCGAACGCGAAGATCTCCGAGACCAACGTCTCGAGCTTGGCAGGGCAGGCGAACACCACCCTGGCCTCGGCCAACACCACGCTTCAGCAGGCCAAGGACACGCTGTCGACGGCAACCACTGCCGCCACCACGGCCACGACCCAGGCCACAGCATCGTCTGTAAGCGCCTCTGCGGCCCTGACGAGCCAGAACGCTGCCAAGGCATCCCAGGACGCCGCGAAGGCCTCCCAGGACGCTGCAGCAGCCTCCCAAGTGGCATCCAAGGGATCCCAGGACGCAGCAAAGGCTTCCGAGCAGGCGAGCGCCGCATCCCAGGTGGCCGCAAAGGGTTCCCAGGACGCAGCGAAGGTTTCCGAGACGAACAGCGCGGGTAGTGCAGCCGCAGCCCTCGCGAGCCAGAACGCAGCCCGTACCAGCGAACTGAACGCTGCGTCGTCGGCTTCGGCTGCCTCCACCAGTGCAACCTCGGCTACAGCTTCCCAAGCGGATGCCTTGGCGTCGAAGAACGCTGCGGCTGCTTCTGCGGCTGCTGCCGCTACTTCCGCCTCCATCATCGACCCGAACACCTACGTTCAGAAGGTTGGTGGCGATGTGTCGGGCGAGATCATCAGCACGTACCCGAATCAAGGTCGGATCATCGCAGGGAACTATGGGGTTTTCTGGAGAGGGGATAACGCCAACTACTACCTCCTGAAGACAGCCTCTGGAGACTCGAGGGGTACATGGGATAGCAAGCGGCCCTTCACGGTTAGCTTAGCGGACAGCAGCGTCACCTTGGCCGGTGACGGGGCCAACGTGTACACCGGAGGCACGCTTCGTGTAAGTCTGGGCAACCCAAGTACCATCGGGCAGGTGATGCTGTCAGCAGGGAACAACGCGTACAACCCTGTGCTCCGAGCGAACTCGGGCAACTCCACGGTCGAAATCGTAAACAACGCGAACACTGCGGTGAACCTCACCGTTGCCGATAACGGTATTGTCACTTCGCGTGGTGATTTGTATGCGGGCGGCAACGTCCACTCAGTTGGCGGCTACTCCATCATTGGCAGTGAGGGCGCTGGCCTTGCCTCCTGTCGTATCCGGTACGACGGGGTTATCCAACTCTCGACGTCTGGTGGAGCTTATGGCGCTGCCTACGCCCTTTGGCACCAAGGCAATCTCCCGAACCCTGCGCAGACCACTGGCGCGACCTTCACTGGTCAGTTGGCGGTCAACGGTACCCGACTCCTGTTCCAAGCGTCTAACGGCTACAGCGCGTCCATGGCGGCTGATGGTCCCGGAAACTTCATCGGGTTCGTCAACTACGCGCAGAACCAGTACAACGCCATGGTCTACGACAACGGCATCGTCAGCTTCCCTCGGGCACGTCCGAACTGGGCTGGCGGTCTCACGCCGTTTGACACTGGGAACCTTGTCCCGGACGTTCTGAAGCAGTGGGGCTTCGTCGGTGGGGACTCTAACTCGCCGTACATGATGCGCTCCACGGATAACACGCTGGTCCGTCTGGTGAACCAGCGAATCGGGCAGAACAATGTCAACCAACCGACACGGCAGAACGGCTACATCGAGTGGATCACGGACATCGGTTCGGTAGGCTGCAACTACTTCACGTCCGATGAGTTCTTCAAAGAGAACATCGTCCCCAACACGAAGACGTACGCGCAGCAGGTAGCAGCCATCAAGTTCGTCTCGTTCGACTTCAAACCGAATGATCTCGACACGAACGCCGGTCGCCATTGGGACCTCGGTGTCATCGCGCAGCAGGTCGAAAGCGATGTGAGCGACGAGTACATCGACTACCTCTCGGACGGGACTCTCTCCCTCAACACCAACAAGCTCCTCCTCCTTGCCCTGAAGACCATTCAGGAACTGCAGGGGCGGGTGGATGCGCTCGAGGCCGCGAAGGCCCCTACCTAAGGAAAATTCAATATGACGTGGTGCGACGAAGCACTGAAACTTATTAAGGAGTTCGAAGGATGCCGCCTCAAGGCATACCCCGACCCTGCGACCGGTGCCGCACCATGGACCGTTGGATACGGCGCAACCGGCCCGAAGATCGGCCCTGCGACCGTGTGGACCCAGGTACAGGCTGACCAGGACCTCCTGGATCGTGTGGTGGCCCTCGGGACCCACTTGGACCGCGTGGTCTCCTTCAAGATGACCGATGAAGAGAAGGCGGCGCTT